TTACAGTTTTTCTATATCTTCTTTCAATTTTTCTTTTACTCCTTTTGTCACATGCAAATAAATCTTTTCAGTGATATCACTATTTTCGTGACCAACGCGATCCTGAATAGCATACAGAGGTGTTCCTAGTTCCGCTAATTTTGAAATATGGGTATGTCTAAAAATATGTGAACTAAGTTTTTTATCAATCTTCATGTCAGCTTTATGATTTCTCAAATAGGTGTTAATTGCTGTTAGTTGGAAAGGAGTTCCTTTCGTTGTTTGAAATAGAAATTGACCATTCGGATTTAATTCTAGAAGCTCATTGTAAATAGCTATCGCTTTTTTTGGTAAATCAATTTCTCGCATTCCAGCAGCAGTTTTTGTAGAATCAGATTTTTTCATATCAGCTATTGAACGTTCTCTATACATCATCGTCCCATTTATAACTACTGATGCATTATTATTGGTAATGTGTACATCATCTTTACTTAATGCGATTGCTTCACCAGGCCTCATCCCAGTCAAATATAGCCACTGGAAAAGGAGAGAATATCTTTTATTGTGTGAAGTTGTGAAATCTACTAGTCTATTATATTCATCATCTTCTAAAAATTTATCTTTAATTTTTATCGTTTTTGACTCTCTTTTATAATCAATAACTACTTCATCGATAGGATTTTTTTCTACATAACCTTTTTTCATAGCATATGAAAAAAGAAGATTCAATTTGGATTTAATTACACTGACGTACTTATTTGACAAGTCATCTTTATATATCATGTCTTCAAAAATATTATTCAAATCTATTGTATTAATACCAGAAACGATGTAAGTCTCAGGTATCTTCTTGAGAGTATAAAATATTTTGTGTAAATGAAAAAATCCATACAAAAAAGGAAGTCCCTTCTGTAGAATAAAGTTAACGACAACCAATTCACAGAAAAGAGGACTTCCCTATGAATGATTTTACTACAGAAATTGTGCAAACTCTAGTCACTAAAGGCGATTTAAATGAATTATTCCGTTCGCACTTAGAAAAAGCGATAAACACACTCCTACGGACTGAATTAACGGCTTTTTTAGATTACGAAAAATATGATCGCACTGGTTTTAATTCAGGTAATTCGAGAAACGGTTCTTACTTTCGATCAATCAAAACCGAATATGGTGAATTAACATTGGAAATACCTAGAGATCGTAATGGTGAGTTTAAACAACAAACTTTACCAGCCTACAAAAGAACAAACGATACATTGGAAACCACTATTATCCATTTATTCGAAAAAGGTGTTACGATGTCTGAAATTGCTGATTTGATTGAAAAAATGTACGGTCATCACTATACTCCACAAACCATGTCCAACATGACTAAAGTTCTGACTGAAGAAGTAAATGCCTTTAAATCCAGAGCCTTAAATGATAAGTATGTCGCTATTTTTATGGACGCTACTTACATTCCACTAAAACGTCAAACTGTATCCAAAGAAGCGATTTATATTGCCATTGGTATATGAGAAGACGGCACTAAAGAAGTACTGAGTTATGCGATTGCTCCAACTGAATCAACATACGTTTGGAATGAGCTGCTACAGGATATTAACTCCAGAGGAGTTCAAGAAGTCTTGCTTTTTATTACGGACGGCTTAAAAGGCATGAAAGATACTATCCATCAAATTTATCCTAAAGCAAAATATCAGCATTGTTGTATCCATGTATCTCGTAATATCGCTCATAAAGTACGTGTCAAAGACCGAAAAGAAATCTGTGATGACTTTAAGGCTGTTTATCAAGCTAACTCAAAAGAAGAAGCGAATACCTTCTTATCCGGCATGATTGAGAAATGGAAGAAAAACTATCCTAAAGTGACGCAGTCACTCATAGAAAACCAAGACTTATTAACTTTTTATGATTTTCCACCTAGCATTCGTAGAACCATTTACTCAACCAATCTAATCGAGTCTTTCAATAAGCAAATTAAAAGATACAGCCGTAGAAAAGAGCAGTTTCAAAATGAAGAATCACTAGAACGCTTTCTAGTCAGCATTTTTGATACATACAATCAAAAATTTCTAAACAGAAGCCATAAAGGTTTTCAACAGGTAACCGATACATTAGTTTCAATGTTTACTGAGTAACTAATTATTTTGCAGGAGGACAATTTATTTACACAAAATTATTGACGCTCCCAAAACTATAACAGCCAATGCCGGCGACATATTATCTCTTGGTTTAGGTATTCCACGCACAGCGGAAGCTAATAATCAGTATCTTATAACTGCTTTACAGCCATCTACACCGTACACATTAACTGTTACTATGAGTGTTGGTTCAGATTGGACTGGGAAGACCAATACTATAGGGGCTAGGGTTAGATATTTAAATACATCTGGTGGAACAGAAACGCCCATTAATGTATTACTACCAGAAAATGTAGAACGCGATAAAATGATCACTCATACATTTACTGGGACAACAAAAGCTGATTTAACTGGTATGAAAAATTGTTATGTTCAAATATTCTCAGTTAACAGTGAGGACAAAGGAACGGTTAGTGTCAGCTATGACGTTAAGTTAGAAATTGGTACAATAGCTACGCCATACCAACCTAATCTACTCAATGCTCCATATTATTTGAGTAAGATGGCTTTGGGTGAAAATATAATTACATCAAAAAGTTATGACAATTCTAATTACTTAATTGGTTCATTTAATATTAATAAAACAATTAATAATGGAGATAAATTAACTTTTACCATACAGGGAACAAAACCAGCTAACAAGCAATTTGGTATGTATATTCAAACAGCCACAGGTGCAGCAACTGAGTTTCAAGGGCATCTTACACCAGTTGAAGGCTTAACAGATGTGTGGTCATGGTCTAGCGTTGCTAAAATATCTCAACCAACAGGAAATGGGGCAAAAGTGGTAGTTTATCAACTTCCCCCAGAAAGTCAAGTTCCTAATGGTAAATGTACTATTTCATGGGCAAAACTAGAGGAAGGCGACACACGAACCCCAAATATTAGTCAGTTTAAATACTTTGGTGAAGGCTTGAAAGACAGCAACAATCCGAACGACTATAGTTGGGATGTTACACCTGAATATACTGAAAAAGGTTTGAATGATACGGTTAGTTTGACCGAACCACAATCTGTAGATGGAACTAAGAACTTTTTAGAAACCCCTCTAGTTAATGGAAAAAATGTACTGGTAGAAGAAAAGCCGTTGCCTTATGAAGCGTGGCATTCAACAGGAACTGAACAAACTGGAATTTCTAATAAAGCTCGGTTAATTATTGGACCAGTAGCAACCACCATTGGAGCAAAATTGAATCGATCCATGAAAGAGAATCCGTTGACTTGGAATTCTGGAAATTGGCAAGCCGCAGCTAATCGAGACTGTACTTTGTTGGTAGAAGGGCTAGTTAGATATCAGTTTGGCGGATCAACAGCTGGCCAGTATGGTTATATTACTTTTTATAAAGACGATGCTCAAACTAGTTCTATTGGTTTCGCAGGTGGTGTTGGTATAAATGGAACTGCATTGCAATGGAAGCATGGGCTTCACTTTAGTAGAATTTTCGCGTTAAAAAAAGGAGAGTACTTCAATATCACTTTTGAAACTCAGGATGGTAAGAAGTTAGATTTTTCTCAAATAAACACGCTACACATTATGGAAATAGAATCTTAGATTAAAGGAGTGAAACGAATGAAAAACATTTGGAAATACGGGCGTACTGGCGGAGAGTACGCAGGAAAAGTATTGGACGACATGCTTGTATCCGTTCCTTACACAGATCAGCCTCCACTTGAAGGAATTCGTGCTGATGGCGAACCGTTAACAATCGACGATCAAATGTTTGATCCTAAATTGAATCAATGGATTATTTTAGCGAACGCACTAGATCACAACGATTTAAACAATCTCAAAGCAATGTATGAGTCGTTAGAAAATGAGAACGGCGATTTAAAACAGCTCAACGCCAAACTCATGCTAAACGATGTAGCGATTAAACAGGAAAATACTACATTGAAAGAAAAAGCGGATAGTTTAGCACAAATCAATTCAAAAATGATGCTTGCTTCGTTACAAAATAGCAAAGACATTTCAGAAATTAAAGAGCAACTAAATCCAGCTTCAAAGGGAGGTGAGTAGTATGTTTAGTTTTAGCGATGTGAAAATGATGTATGATTGGGGCTGTTTTACTGACGATCAAGTTCGACTATTCGTTCCACTATGCATTACAGACGAAGAAGCAGATAAAATCATTAATAAAGATAAGAGCGCATCTTAAGTGATGCGTTTTTATTTAAGGTAAAGGAGTTGTCACATGATTAATTTAGGAGAATGGGGAACAATCGCAGGATCAATTACTGCGATTGTTTCTTTGATTTTATTAGTAATAAAACCAATTACTGCATCTTTCTCGAAGATTACTGAGACTCTTTCAAAAGTAAGCCACAATTTAGATTTGCTAACAAAAGATTTAGAAGCCAGCAAAAATGATCGACTTACGATACACGAAGAACTGAAAAGTCACGATGAAAGATTAGATAAGCATGCAGAAAAATTAGTGGAACACACGCAACAAATCAAAACTTTGTTTGGGGAGAGAAGAAAATGAATAATAAAACGTTCGAAGTACTAAAATGGTTCGCACTGGTAATTATTCCCGCACTAGCTACTTTCGTGGGGTTAGTTGGTAAAGCGCTCAATTGGCAGTACACAGATATCTGTGTTGTCATCATTACTGGTTTTGGCACGTTTTTAGGGAGTGTGTTGGGTGTATCAAATCGAACCTACAAAATGTTCTCGGCTGAAAGCGAAGAAGGAGGAAACAAATGAAAAAGAAAATTACTATTACTGCGATGAGCCTATTAACGGCTCTTTTTTTATTGCCGATTAATGGGTTTGCCTATACGATTAACAATGAATTTAATTTGGACCCAAACGAAGGTAGCTCACAAGTAGCAAATAACCAATATATTCTATTGCATGAAACAGCAAACGAAACTGCGACAGGACGAAATGAAGCGCAGTATATGCAACGTTCATGGACTAGTGCTTACACTGCTTACATTGTGGGAGACGGTGGAATTGTTTATCAAGTCGGACAACCTGGTTATGTGCAGTATGGGGCTGGTTCATATGCTAATGCCAACAGTCCTGTGCAGATTGAGTTACAACACACGCACGATAAAGCAACTTTTGAAAAGAACTATAAAGCATATGTTGAATTGGCTAGAGATTCAGCAATGAAATATGGTATTCCATTAACATTGGACACGCCTTATAACCAACCAGGAATCAAATCGCATTTATGGGTAACGCAAAATATTTGGGGCGATCATACAGATCCTTACGGTTATCTTTCTGAAATGGGCGTAAGTAAAGAAAAATTAGCATATGATTTAGCTCATGGATTTACCGATGAAAATCCGACAACTTCAGATGATAAACCAGTCATTGATCCAACTAGAGCAGGTGCAGCAAATCCTACGCTGACAGATGGAACAAATTACGCCCACATTGATCAGTTTGGGGAAATCGAAAACGCAAACTTGCATGTTGCTGGATGGCACATTGCTAACTATAAGTATGAGTATATCTTTATTATGGATTACAACACTGGCAAAGAGTTAGTGCGAGTAAATGCTAATGGTGTTTCACGCCCAGACGTAAACCAACCCTACGGCACTTATGGTAATGTTGGCTATCATGTTTCTTTCAATATGCGTAATTTTCCTAACAAGAAAGTATATGTTATGATGCGTGCAACGAACGATCCGAAAGGTAACACGCAAGGCGGAGCGCAAGATTTCCATGACAAACGATGGTACTTGAATATTTCACAACGATAAAAATAGCCCCTCGATGAGGGGCGGTACATAAATTATATAAACTTTATCCATCCCAAACATTTAATTTTAGGCCAAAGAAGTTTTAGTAACACAAGAAAGTTAAAAATAATGAAAATACCAAAAATAAGAAATTTCATAATATTGTCAGCTTTTAAAATAAACATATCCTTAAAAGGATTTACCCAATCAGAATATCTCACTGCTTTTAAAACTAGCGAAAATAAAAATAAATCTACAAAAAAGAACAAACTAAAGGAAAGAGTAGGGTGTTTCTGTCTAAGCGTGCATTGGCATTCTTCTTCTTTTTTACAAGTACAACTTTTTAATTTTAGTCCCGTCAGTTTAGAGATGGCGTTAAAAGAAATAAATACAATCAATATTAAAGTGATTGACGACAAAGAAACATACATGAGAATTTTAGAGATAGGAGTTTCCGCTAGATTATCACCAATAGCGCCAATTTGTGATAATCCACCAAAAACAGCAAATATAATTGTTGAAAATATTCCCATCATGCTAAGAAAGTCAATTGTCATTTGATTATATTTTTCTTGATTTTCCTGTGCTAATTTTTGTGCCTCATTGAGTTCATCTGTCAATTCTTTTGTAGATGTAGTAAGTAAATCGATTTTTTTCTCATAACTGGAGTTATCATTTTTTAATGCTTCTAAAATTTTTTGCTCAGAGTCCAGTCCACTCTCGAGCGTTCTTAATTTTTCTTTTTGTTCGCTATAAAGGCTGTTTTTTTGATTCAAAGCTAGGCTAAGGTGTTCTTTTGTTTTAGCCAAAGCTGAAATAGCATTTTGATCAGATTTTTTTAAACTTCCATTTTCTTTTTTAGAGATAAATTTATCTATATAAAACCTTTCGAGTAGTGTGATGAAAACAGCTGTAGCTTCATTATCAACATCATCTTTAAAAATAAGTGTGGTTAATTGCGCATAGGGTAAAGCTGCAGGATTTATTTCACTAGCTAATGAATATAGTTTCTCGAAATCAGTTGTCAAATTATTTGGTTCAACATATTTATATTCAACATAATTTGTGTAAATATCTTGTAGTGTTGAAACAAAAGAAGCAGAATCACTATAAATGTAACTCTGCTCTAATTTTTGTATTTCATTTTCATCAAGTAGTTCATCGTTCATTTGCTGCATTTAACAAATCCTCCACAGTGTATGATATGTTGCTACGTCCGTAGACAATATGTTCTTTATTATTTTCCCAGTGCGCGTGGGAATGACTTTCATCTACTAAATCAAAAACATTTTCTTTTAAACGGGCATCAATGATTTTATTTAAAAAAGTATAACTGTCATTCTCATTTTTTCGTTCGAATATTTTAGATGCGCCATATATACTATAATCTTCATAAATATCTTTCACAACAGGGCCGTATCTCCAAACAAAGAATTCTGAATTATACTGTTCTTGTAACCAGTCTTCATTTATAATTTTCTGTTTAATACCATCAATCAATGTGAAGTAGAGTACTTTTTGTAATTGTAGATTTGTTATGCCTTTGCCAACACGTTGAGCACGAGCAATTACATGATCAGCTAAATCCCTCATAGGCATTTCCTCTTCCTCCATTCTAAAATAAAATTCTAACATTTTATAATAATGTTAGTTTAAAGTCAATAGTTAACTTTTCTACAACCTAAGTATATCAAGCGAATATATTAAAAGTAAAGAGAAATAATGTGAAAACTCCTTCTTTATTATATTTTATTTTTCTTGATATTATTTCCCAAATTAATCACAAGTTTTTCTCTATCTTCAATTAGCTTCTTTAATTCTTCCAAATCCTCAAGAGTAGCCTTGTTTCTAATAAAACCACGAGCAGTGCTGCGTTGAGCTAAATAGGTTCGCTTTATATATTGACAACTTTTTTTGTTCTGCTATTAACTCTTTTAAATGTTAACCCTACTTCTTTGTATTAAACCGCATATTGAATATTTATCCTTGTGTTAGCATTACATCCATGTTATAGTAAATAAGTAATCTAATTTGAAACGTAATCTGAGCGATATATTCACACTATAAAAACTCCTTTTACAAAGTAATATTAATTGCAACAAAACACGTATTATATACGTATCAGGAGGAAATATATATGAATAACGGTACAGTAAAATGGTTTAACTCAGACAAAGGTTTTGGATTTATCACTGGAGAAGATGGAAATGACGTATTTGCACATTTCTCAGCGATCCAGGGAGAAGGCTTCAAGTCTTTAGATGAAGGCCAAGCAGTTACTTATGATATTGAAGAAGGTCAACGTGGCCCTCAAGCAGTAAATATTGTAAAATAA